AGACAACCAGTCGAATCAGCAAGACACGAACAGTTTAAAAAATTATGTTTGGAGTATTTCTCCAATCAAGAAAAATTAATGAAGAATCCTTCTATGAGATTTGCCATTAGGGCAAGGAAGGCTCTTGTTAATATCAAGTCTGTGGCACACGCCCTTGGGCTTGAATTACTATCGTTGTATGCACCATCACAGAATGAAGGCAAAGAGATTGTAAATCCCTTTATCTACAAAGATGGACGCAATCACGGTAAATATAAACACAACGAGGTCAAATCAGACCTAAACAAAAAAGGAGAAAGTGACGATGACACAAGAAGAATCATTGACGGACATTAATGTTGAGACCACTCAGGCTCAACCAGAAGTCGCAAAAAACAATCCAACTGAGGACGAGGTATCGACAGAACCTAAAACCTATACGCAAGAACAACTTGATGCGATTGCTTCAAAGATAAGAAAAACTGAAGAAGCGAAAGTGTTTAAGAAATTTGAGGGTGTAGATGTTGAGAAGTATCAGACCTTGATTGCTAAAGAAGAACAGGCCCAAATGGCTGAGCAAAAAAGGAAAGGTGAGTTTGAAAAGATCTTACAGCAACAGGCTGAAAAGGCCCAAGCAAAGATTGGTCAACTTACTGGTGAACTGACAAAGATCAAAGTGGATGGAGCCTTGCTTAACGCGGCATCAACCAAGAAAGCGATCAACCCTGAACAGGTCGTAAGACTTGTAAGAGAACAGGTTAAAATGTCAGAAGCCGGTGGTGTTGAAGTAATTGACAGTAAGACTGGACAAACAAGATACTCTGACACAGGTGAATCCTTGACTGTAGATGGATTGGTAGATGAATTTTTAAAATCGAATCCCCATTTCGTCCAGGCTGGACCAGCAGGTGGCGGTAGTAAATCTAACACACAGACTGATGCTCCTCTAGATGTTGATATTTCAAAACTGGATATGACAAATCCAGAACATAGAAAAACTTATTCTGAGTATCGTAAGAAACAAGGAATAAGATAACATTAACAACAACTAACAAAGGAGAAGAAAATGGCTGGAGAAATCAAATCATTAACTTCAACATTAGATGATCTTTTAGCACCCATCGTCCAAGAGGCGATGTTTGTTGCATCAGAAAGATCAGTAATGAGAAACCTTGTAAAAAACTTTCCTGTTTCAAGAAACGCAGGTAAAGTATTACAAGTGCCAATATACCCGGCGCAAACAGCGACGGCATTAACAGAAGCAGACGACATCACACTAGGTGCAATTTCTACTTCTAAAAAAGATATCACATTAGCAGAAGTAGGTATCGGAACAAACGTTTCGGACTTATCTTTAAACTTTTCAAGTGCAAACGTGATTGCTGATTTAGGTAAATTGTTCGGTGAGGCTGTTGCTAAGAAAATGGACCAGGACTTAACTGCTCTATTCTCAGGCTTCTCAACTTTCGCATTAGGTAACGCAACTAACACTCAAACAGAGATGACAGCGGCTCACTTATTTGCGGCGGCGGCAAAACTTAAAAATGCAGGCGTGCCAGGACCATACTTCGGTGTGTTCAACCCGGCGGCTATCTTCAACATGAAGAAAACTATGACATCAACTTTCGTTCCGCAAGGAAACACAGGCGTTGTAAACGAAGCAATGACTGAAGGTTATGTTGGTAGAATCGCAGGTATCGATATCTTCGAAACTTCAAATGTTGTGGCTGACTCGGCTACATCTGCAGTAAACGGTGTATTCGCAAGAGACGCCTTAGGTTTAGCAATGGGACAAGAAATCTCTATCAAAACACAGAGAGATGAAAGTGCTAGAGCGACTGAAGTTATTTGCACAGCAACATACGGTGTATCAGAATTACATGATTCATACGGTGTTCAAGTGCCAGTAGACGCAACTATATCATAATAAGAAAGGAGGATTATCCTCTGCTCATATTATTAAAAGGCCCTGTAGAAATATGGGGCCTTTTTTTTCTCTTTAAATAAAGGCATGACAACGATAGTTTGGTTGAATGGTCCTTCGAGACAATCACTTATAAAAACATTGCCAAAGCAACACATTGAAATTGGTTGCAATTACATCAGAAATGACAGACCCGTGGACCACGTGGTGTGCTACGACAAACCAATGATGGATGCACTAGAACGAGAACAAGGTGTTGCATATTGGACAAGGAACTATTATGCCAAACCAGGTGTTTGGAATTATGTGCCTGCAAATGGCACACATCCACAAAACTCTGGTGTTTTAGCCATACAATTAGCACACAATTTAAGCCATAAAAACATCTATATAATTGGCTTAGATTGGGGCATAACCAAAGACACATCCTATGACTATTCACACATTAGGAAGGCAAAAAAACTGCCAAAACACACCAACCATTGCATCAAACATTTAGAAACATTCAACACAAACAATAATATTTTTGTTGTGCATGATGACAAACCTGATGTCACCATACCTGTAATAACAAAACAAAAGTTCCTTGATGCTATCCAATAAATACTTGCATCAAGTAGGACTTGATAAAATTTAGTAATACCTTAAAGAAGGACTTTAACCATGGCGACATTCGCAACAGACACGAACCTGAAAGAATACGAACCTGACATCTTAAAATACGGAATACAGGATTTTTCAGACTTACACTCTAAAACATACGACGATATAATTAGACTACTCAATATTAAATGGTGGCCTACACAACAATACGGCACAAATGATATCAGTGCAGTTGGCGGTAATCTCAAACTTACAAACAGCAAATTAAATGCTAATCAATTTGTAAGGGCGGCTGTATACCATGTGTTGGCATACTACATCTATCCAAGACTGTCTACTTTTGATCCAGATGGTGATGCTTTCACAAATAAGATGAATTACTACAAGTCAAGATTTGAAGAAGAATTCGAACTTATTTTAAGAGATGGCGTTCACTACGATCTCGATAGTTCAGGCACATTTACAGATGCAGAAAAACAATCATTTCATATGGGGCGTTTAATTAGATAATGTCAGCAAGAGAAAACATAGCAAAAAACATATTTGAACAGTTGGAGAACATGACTGATCCTGCTGTTAATCACATCTCCAGAGAGGTATTTGATGTGCAGAAACTTGCTATCACACAATTTCCAGCAATCCTAATGGTAACCGGCAACGAGGTCAGGAGCGACATATCAATGGGCCTTAGGGAGAGCACACTACAATACGAAATGAGATGTTATGTCAGAGGCACACAGATTGACACCCTAAGGAATGAAATAGTAGAAAGAATTGAAGAAACATTAGAGCTTTCAAGAGACAGAGACATCACAAAAAGCGTAGACAATATCCATAACGTCACAACAAGAATATCAGGAATAGATGTCGTTGAAAGAGCTTTGCCTTTGGGTGAAGTGGTAGTGACTGTGGAAGTTGTATACAGATACAAAAAAGGAGTGCTATAATGGCTATACAAATGTATAAAGGAAAAGTTTCAGAGATAGTTGACAACAAAGTTGTTCGTCAGCATCTGGAAGACGGGTGGACATTTAGTCCATCACAACCAACAGCAACTTTCAAACACAGCAAGAATAAAATTACTGCTGAGGGCGAGGTTGAAACAAAAGATCTTAAAAAAGATCTAAACAACAAGGAGCAGTAAGATGGGATATAACAATACAACTTACACAGGCGAAACTGGCGTTATCAAATATGATGTTTCAGGCACGCCAACAGCAGTTGCAGAAATCAGATCGTTTACAATCGATCAGGAACAAGCGACAGTGGAACAAACAGTGATGGGAGACACTACTAGAAGTTATCTTCCAAGTTTAGCCCAGTATTCAGGATCTATGGACGTATTTTTCAGAGATGACGACGCGGCGGCAAATGCCTTATTTTCAGGTATCGGTGCAGGCGCGGCTACGATAGAAATATATCCATCAGGTGAGACTACAGGTTCTAAACTATATGGAGAGATAATTGTAACAGGTCACTCTATAACGTCAAACTTTGACGGTATGGTAGAGGCTTCAATCTCTTTCCAAGGAACAGGTGGATTAACTAAAGAACCCGCATAATATATTTTTATAAAATTGTGTTTACAGTTAAGTCACCAAACAGCAAAAAGGTAATCACTGGGCTTCAAAAAGATATTGCTCAGCAGGTTCGCCTTATAGCCAATGATCTTTTCAAAACATTGAAAAGAGAAACTCCGAAGAGATCCGGTCGTGCTAGATCCAACTGGAGATTGACAGGTAGAAAGACGAGGTATCAAGCAACAAATGATACACCGTATATCAACCGTCTTAACACTGGCTATTCAAACCAATCACCTAAGGGTATGACTCGACCTGCCATTAGGGAAGTTGCCAACAAGCAAAGGAGATTCAAATGAATCAAACAGTAAAGAAGGAATCACCTATTAGCAAGATAGCTCAACACTATCAAAATGCTATAAGTGGTGAAATGAGTAAAGTATCGATCCCTGAGTGGGATATGGAGATCTATTGTAGAAAAACATATCCCTTCAGAGAAGAGTCTAAAATAATTGAACTACAATCACAAGGCAAAACAGTTGATGCCTTGGTTGAAAGTTTGTTAGTCAAGGCTTTGGACAAGGACGGTAAAAAGATCTTCACTACATTTGACAGATTAAGCCTAATGAACGAGGCTGATCCATCAATTATTGTGAGGGTTGTAGGCGAGATTAACAATATTGAGCAAAGAGCAAAAATTGAGGATCTCGTAAAGGAATAAAGGCCAGTGTTGACTTGGGTTTTATCTTATTGTTAGCAGACAGATTAAAAAAATCTGTCGCGGAGATAATGGAGCTCACAACATTGGAACTGGATCTTTGGGCCAGCTGGATAAGAATCGAGCAGGATGCCGCTAACAGGCAGGCAAGGCAAGCAAAGGCCAAAACGAATAGGAGATAGACAAGATGTCTAACAAGTTGATTGTTGATGTATTAACAAAAAATACACAACGATTAGATGCACTAGAAGCCAAACTGGGTAAAGTTGGCAAATCTTCGATGAACGTTGCTTCGGCGGCTAAACTTGCGGCGGGAGCCTTTGCGGCACTAGGAGCAGGCAAACTTGTTAAAAGTTTCATAGACGTTGGACGTAGTGTTGAAAACCTATCATTAAGATTTAAGTTCCTTTTTGGATCAGCACAAGAAGGTGCCAAAGCATTTGAAACATTAACTGCTTTTGCAGGCACAGTGCCGTTCTCACTGGATCAAATAGCGGCGGCATCAGGTAACTTGGCAGTTGTGTCAGTTGATGCAAAAGAACTAGGTAAAAATTTAGAAATAGCAGGTAACTTGGCGGCTGTGTCAGGATTAGATTTTCAGACAGCAGGTGAACAATTACAAAGAGCATTATCAGGTGGTATAGGTGCGGCGGATCTTTTAAGAGAAAAAGGTGTTAATGCACTATTAGGATTCAAAGCAGGTGCCAAAGTAACAGTAGAAGAAACGGCGGCGGCATTCCAAAGAGTTTTTGGACCAGGTGGTGAGTTTGGTTCAGCGGCAACAGAACTAGCAAAAACATTTGATGGAACAGTGTCAATGTTACAAGATAAGTTGTTCAACTTCCAAAGAATAGTTGGCAAAGAATTTATTGATGCATTAACAAGTCAATTTGGTGAACTAGACAAAGCACTGGCAGACAACGCGGCAGAGATAGATGACATAGCAAAAAGTCTAGGAAGTGCATTAGCCACAGCGGTTATAACCACAGGCAACGCAGTTAAGATATTAGCCGACAATTTTGTGTTGGTTAAAACGGCATTGGTAGCATTGGCAATTGGCAAAACCACTGCTATGTTTTTAACATTTGCAAATTCAATTAGAAACACATCCACAGCAATGGGGGTGCTTAATGTGGTAATGGGCAAAAATCCATTTATTAAAATTTTATCAGGTGTATTAGCAGTAGGTGGTGCTTTGGCATTCTATTTCAACAAGACATCAGATGCAACCAAGGCACAAGAAGAATTCAACAAGGTTCAGAAAGAAACACTTAGACTTTCAGAAGAGATGAGTGAAGGATCCATCGGAGACAATGTTTCAGAATCAAACAAAGCAGAAGCCAAACGAATCATGGACAAAGAGGCGGCAATACAAGCCTTGCTTACCAAAGAAAAATCATTTTTGGATGCTATGGGTATCTTGGGTGAAGATGCACTGGCTAAAAACTTACGTATAGAACAAGAAAGAATTAGCAAATTAGAAGCCATTAGATCTGTTGATGTAGACAACTATGAGAAATACACCGACTTAATTAACAAGGTAGAGGAAGATGCTACCAATGAAAGAATTAAATTATATGCTGAGGAAGAGAAAAAGAGAAATGCAATACGAAGAAGAGGCATAGACCTGTTCAAACAAGGCAAATTCAAAGAAGCAGATATAACAGGTGTCACTGAAAAGGAAAAGAAAGAAATTGCTATCAGCACCAGTCGAGACACGTTAGACTTACTTGCATCACAGAACAAAAAGTTTTTTCAAATACAGAAAGCAGTTAAGATAGCAGAAGCAATATCCAACACGGCACAAGGTGTTACCAAAGCATTTGCAATGGGAGGACCTCTAGGATTTATTACAGGAGCGGCAATTTTCGCCGCAGGTATGGCACAGGTAAGTGCCATTAAAGCACAAACATATCCAGGCAGAAAATTTGGTGGACAGGTTATGGCAGGCAGAACATACACAGTGGGAGAAAATGGACCTGAAACATTTAGACCCAGTTCCACAGGCATGATAGAACCAAACAGTCAGTCAGGAGGACAAACAGAAGTAAATGTAAATTTCAATGTCACAGCCACAGATGCACAAAGTTTTGACGAATTACTGGTGCAGAGAAGAGATACTATTGTTGGTGTAATAAATGAAGCACTAAATGAAAACGGTCAAAGGAGTCTAGTATAATGAGTAGCACAACAACAACATCTGACGCACTATCAACTAATTTTTTCGCGTCAGCAGAAATATCAAGTTCAAACACCACAAGAATTAGCGAAAGTATCAGCAGAAGAACACAAAGGAAAGCAGTAGGTGGACAATACTGGACGATGCAACTACAAAGTAAACCACTCAACAGAGAAGAGTTGGGTGTTTTGTATTCATTTTTGGTCAAACAACAAGGATCATTTTCAGATTTTACTATTGTTCCACCCATATATGGATCAACTGCCAGCACCAATGCTAGTGGCACACCAACAATCACAGCAACTTTTGCCGCTGGTGTAAGCCGTGTGAGTTCACAGGGTGGATCAGGTTCATTAAAGGCTGGAGACTACATAAAATTTTCAAATCATGACAAGGTGTATATGCTGGTTCAGGACATCAATCAAGACTCAAGCACAGAGGACTTCTTGCACATTTCACCACCATTAACTACTGCTATTACTAACAGCACAACAGTGGTTTACAACAATGTTCCGTTCAAAGTTTATTTGGCTGACGACAAAACAACATTTAAAACCAACACAGACGGGACAAGCACAATATCGATAACGGTTAGAGAGGACATCTAATGCCAAGGTCACTTTCATCAGGACTGATAACATCATTGTCCGGACAACAGCAAAGGGTCGCGGATCTAATAGAAATACATTTGTCAACTGCTGTGTATTTCAACAACAGTTTTCTTGATCTTTCCTATGACAGTGCAACAGCACCAGATTCAGGTGCTAACACATACCTTGCACAAGGACAATTTTTAGGACTAGGCAATGTTCAAGAATCAAAAGACATAAAAATAGGATCAATGAGGGTGGCTTTTACTGCTGTTGATTATACCACACTGGGTTATGTGTTGAACAATGAATACATAGACAGACGTGTGGTAATTTACAGAGCAGTGTTGGATGAAAACTATGCCATTGACTCAACCAAAGTGTTTCAATATTTTGATGGCAGAATAAAAGATTTTTCAATCAGTGAATCACCAAAAACAGCTTCACTGTCTTTCAACGTGGGTAGCCAGTTTGCTGATTATGATAAAATTTCAGGCAGAAGAACCAACAGTGACAGCCAACAAAGATTTTTTTCAAGTGATGTGGGTTTTGAATTCGCACCACAGATACAAACAGACATCAAATGGGGCAGAACATAATGCAAGTTAATGATTACAGAATAAAAAGACTAGAAGAAAGAGACATACAACAGTTGTTTGGCATAACAAAGGTTTGTTTGCTAGAGAAAGGCATTGAAAACATCAAAGAAGACATATTGATACGACAACTAAAAAACAGTTTGGTTAAAAAATTACAAAGTTTTGATTTTGGACTGTTCAAACTCAACACCTTGATAGGTTTTGTGTTCACTGACGTTGGACAGTATGCTTACGAAGAAAAAGGGTTTGCCATGGTAGATCAAATCTACATTTTACCTGAATTTAGAACTGAAGAAAATTACGTAAAAATGCTCAGACACATGGTAAGAACTTTTGCTGTGTTTGGAATTGACAACATAAAAACCACCGACAATTGGACACTGTGTAATGATTGTCCTGTGTTTGAAAAAACAATCGTAAATTTAGCCAAACCACAAACAATGTATAGGATGTTAACATAATGGGAATACTCAGCAAGTGGTGGGATAAGATTAAAGAAAAAGCCGATGATGCAATTGATTTTGTAACAGACACATTCAAATCTGTTGTTGATATTGTTGCGTCACCATTTAAGATGCCTGATGTGCCTGGTGGAGATGGCACTGGAGGACAAGTAAGCGAACAAATTTTAGGACCACTTGTAAACAAAGATTCAGGTGTGGGCAACATACCAGTTGTGTATGGCGAGAGAAGACTGGGAGGCTTTAGAGTTTTTGTATCCACTAATGGTTCAACCAATCAGTATTTGTATGTGGCACTTGCTCTTGCTGAAGGACAGGTAAACAGCATAGATAAAATTTACATAGACGACGTGGATGTGCCAATGAGCAGTTATGCACACGGCACCCAAGCAACACCAAGTTCAGGTGATTATGCAGACAAACTTAAAACACAGTTCTTTGATGGCAGAGACGATCAGACTGTGTCAACTTTATTGGATGAAGCACCAGGTTGGGGTTCCAATCACAGACTGAGAGGTATTGCTTATTTGGCTTGTAGATTTGAATGGAAGAAGATTGAATCACAGGAAGACGCAGACAACAATCCTTACAGATCAGGCATACCTAAAATCAACGTGAGGATGAAAGGTAGAAAAGTATTTGATGTAACATCAGGATACACACAGGCATTTGAAGGTGGAATTACAGCGTCCAACAACGCAGGACCAAGCGGAACCACAAACACTGTGGCACACGTGGCTAATTTTGCCAGCGGAACCAACGTGACAAAGATACCTGTGGGAAATGGTGAAAGTTACACAGCCAATGTGTTTCTTACTACCACAGCCAGCAACGCAGTGGTTAATATCAAAATGGCAAACACAGCCAGTGTCAGAGACAACACAGCAGGAGACAATGTTAGGGTGGTTGCTCAATATGCGGTGACAAAGGTTTCTGATGGCTCTGAAATATTCAACTCCAACACAGATGGAAGACCATTCAATGCAGTGTCAACGTCGGACAGCACACCAGCAACAGCATTCATAGACGAACAAATTGCAATACCAAGTGCTGGTGCATATCAAATACAATTGACATCAACAGTGGGACCTTTTCCATCAGCCCAAGGACCAACACCAGTTGGCACAGTGGCTTGGTCCGTTGAACTGCCTACAACCAGCACACTGGCACACAGCACAGCATACGCCAGTGAAACAGAAGTTTTTTCAACCAATCCAGTCAACGTGTTGTTGGATTATCTTAGAAATCCAAGATATGGCAAGGGATTGAGCAATGATTATTTTGATTTCACCAGCATACAAGAAGCGGCCCAACAGTGCAGTCAAACTGTGCCTTACACATCCAGCACCTCTGGCAAGTTCAGTGAGTTTGATGGTGTATTGGACAGTGGCTCCAGCCTACTCAACAATGTTAAAAGCATATTATCCAGTTTCAATGGCATCATGCCATATCAAGCAGGCAAGTATTTTGTTAAAATACACCATGGTGGCAATTTGGCAGACATTGATGCGGCACCAAATCCACCACCAGTGAGCATGGTGATCAATGAGGACATACTGATTGGTGGACTGAGAATACAGGGTGAAAGCAAACAGAGAAAAATCAATCAACTGCGTGTGACCTACACTGATCCAGACGCTGACTATCAACCCAATGATGTGTTTTGGCCTCCGACTGGCAGTAGCACATATTCAGGATACCTCACTGAGGACAACAGCATACCTTTGCACAAACAGATAGCACTGCCACACTGCACACACAGAGAAAGAGCACTCAACATGGCAGAGACACTGGTGAAAGCCAGCAGAAACAAAATGAGCATACAATTTTCAACCACCACTGCGGCAACCAACGTGAGTGTGGGTGACCTAGTGCGTGTGATCAACAAGAATTTAAACTTTGACGGTGTGTTCCGTATAGAAAGCATAAATCTATCAGCAGAAGGAAGCCTTGGCTTTGTGGCAACTGAACACAACAGTGGTGATTATGTATTGGATGGACATGCGGCGGCGGCCGCCAAACCAACCATCAACCTACCCAACCCATTACAGGTCACAGCACCTACCAATGTTACAGTGGTCAGTTCTGGACAAGCCAGCGGTGGTGGATACACATCAGCATCACAGATGAAAGTCACTTGGACAGCATCCACAGATCCATTTGTGACTGAATACATTGTGCAATACAAATTAACCTCAGCAACTCCATATCTAACAGCAGGCATAACCAATGATGTAACATTCTTTATTGCTCCTGTGGGCACAGGTGAAGTATACAACGTGAGGGTGGCGGCAAGAAATGAATTGGACAGACGTTCCAACTTTGCCAATGCGGCGGCACACACGGTATCCTAATGCAGGCAAGTGAATTTGAACAGATAATGAGCCAATGGGGCAAATGGCATTGTGTGGGCAAGAAAAAAACTGGCAAAGGCAATTATATCAGATGCAATGGCACAACTCCACACAGTTGTCGTTTTGTGTTTGAACCACCCATTGTTTACACCATTCACAGACTACTGCCTCGTTACGACACTGTGGAACAACAGCGAATGAGAAATTATTCCAATCAAAGTGGTGAGGGCTATTTTCGTAAGTATCTGGTGCCACGTGGCAAAGGTCCTAAGTAGATCTCTTCGGATCCCATTCAAACACTATTGGTTCTTTTGGTTTGGACCAAACCTTACCAAATTTGGTCTTCTTCATTTTCCTTTTGAATATTTTATCAGTCCTTTTTTTCCTTTTGAGGAACTGCTTGGTCATGGCTTCCACGTCGCGGGTGCCATTACGCCACATTTGATTTTGTTTGGTGATTTTGGTCCAATTAAATCCTTTTGTCATATCATATTATAACACAAATCACGTAGAAGTCAACTAGAAGTCAAGAAATACGAAGTGCGTCAGCACAGAGTAGACGAACGTAGTTCGTCTTTGCTTCGTCATAAATGACTCGCAAACTTCTTCTTTTTGATATCACTAATGTTGTTGTTTTTTAAGTCACA